TATTTTCCCTTATATGACATCTAAATAACTAAACAATCACCTAAGAGTATTTAGAGTGCCTAGACCATTTCCGAAAAAAATATCTCAGATAAAACCAACATTAACAGAAGTTGCTCAGAGTTCTCATTTTATTGTTGAGTTTGGTGGACTGAGTGGAGAATTGAGAAAGCATCTTCGTAATAGGGGGATGGATTCTAGATTTATTTCTGATAACCTCAGTTTACTTTGTAATAGAGCATCATTACCTGGTAGTGGTCTTGCAACAGCAGATGTTGTTGGAAACTTTACTGGAGTTACTGAAAAGTTTGCACATACTAGAACTTTTGTCCAGATGGACATGGAATTCTATGTTGATAACTCATATAGATCTTTAAAATTTATTGAACACTGGATGGAGTTTATCTCTGGTGGTTCGGAGACAAGTGGTGAGGGAGTAAATCCTCTGCGTGATGGATATCATTTTAGAATGAGATATCCAAGTGAATATAAGTGCGATGAAACTAGAATCATCAAGTTTGAAAGAGATTACAAGAGATATATTGAGTATAGATTCTTTGGATTGTTCCCAATCGCATTGAATGCAACTCCAGTTTCATATGAAGGTTCCACCTTATTAAAAGCATCTGCTTCATTTAATTATGACAGATACTATTGTGGAAAGTCTCGTTCGATTAATGAATATATTGGAGACAAGAATAATCAAGAACAAGGATCCAATTCAATATTCGGTGCCGCACAGAATAGTGTATATGGTATGAATTTTAGTGATGTTCTCAATAATAATGATCTTGGATATAGTGCTAATGTGGAACTAGTTGGTAACTATGCAAATATGTTTAATATAGATCCAGCATCTACATCACTGAATAAGGCGCAAATCAGTAACGCTCAGTACACTTCAACTAGTGACTCTGGTGCTAGAGGTCGCAATTAACCCCACTAAATAATTTTACTGATGTGCATGAATCGTAATGCCTTTACCAAAGATTGCTACACCAACCTATGAGTTGGTGATACCTTCGACTAAGAAGAAGATTAAGTATAGACCATTCTTAGTGAAGGAAGAAAAGGTTTTGATCGTCGCTATGGAAAGCGAAGATACAAAACAGATTGCTGGTGCAGTCAAAGATGTAATCAAGAATTGCATCCTCACCCGTGGAGTCAAAGTAGAAGAACTTTCTACTTTTGATATTGAATACTTGTTCCTCAACATTCGTGGTAAGTCTGTTGGTGAGGAAGTAGAGGTTCTTGTGACCTGTCCTGATGATGGAACCACAAAAGTTCCTACTGTGATTGATTTGGATTCTATTCAAATTCAACATGATGAAGATCACTCAAGAGATATCAAACTCGATGATCAATTGACTCTTAGGATGAGATATCCTTCGATGAATGAGTTTATTCAAAGCAACTTTATTGTTACTGATGCTGGTGTTGAAGATACCTTTGGTATCATTATGTCATGCATTGAGCAGATTTATAATGAAGAAGAGTCGTGGTCTGCTTCTGATTGCACTGAGAAAGAACTAAAAGATTTTATCGAACAGTTGAACTCCAGGCAATTTAAAGAAATTGAAACTTTCTTTGCTACAATGCCCAAACTATCACATACTATTGTGGTCAAAAATCCCAACACGGGAGTAGATAATGAGATTGTACTTGAGGGATTAGCAAGTTTTTTCGGTTGAGTATGGCTCATACTGATCTTGAGTCATACTTCCGAATCAATTTTGCCTTGATGCAGCATCATAAATATAGCTTGACAGAGTTAGAAAATATGATACCGTGGGAGAAAGAAATTTACCTTGCTTTCCTCCAACAGTATATTGAAGAAGAAAACCTAAAGGCACAACAGCAGAATGGTTGAGATTTCCCCAATATTTGGTAGAGGACCAAGAATGTCCGCTGCTGCCTATACAGGCAGAGCAGTTGCTCCTGCTGCCGTGGAGGATGCTGCTGAGTCTAAGGCACTTATTACTAAGAACTCATTACAACTTGGTGTTGTCTCATCTCAACTTCAGGGTCTGACTGCTCAGATGCAGTCTTTAACTGGTTCTCTTCAAGTTATTGCTACAAATCTTACTACATCACAAGCACTCCAACAGAAGCAAGATAATCAAGCGATAGAGTTAGAAAATAAGTTAGCACAACAAAAACTTAGAGAAGGAAAAGAAAGTTTAATTGAAAAGAAGATACAAGCAGCAGCATTAGCACCAGCACAAAAGATTGCTAATAAAGCACAATTTACGCTTGGAAGACTTGGAGATTTCTTCACAGCAATTCTTGGTGGATGGTTGTTGAATCAAGGTGTTCAAACCTTGAAAGCATTGAGTGAAGGAAATGGAGATAAGTTGAATGAAATTAAGAATAATGTCCTCAAGAATCTTGGTATTATTGCTGGAATATTTGTTGGGATAAAACTGGCGATTGCTGCTATTACGGGAACATTCTCAGTTCTTGGTGTAAAACTACTGGCAGTTGCAGCAGTTGGATTGTTTACAGATCCTGGGCGACAGTTATTGAAATTCATTATTGATGCTGGTAAAGCAGCAGCAAATTATCTTCTAGGTGCTGTTGGTCTTCCATCACCATTTAAACCAGCTCCTGTAGATGACGATGCGGGAGATGATGATCCTATAGGTAGGGTAGAAGGAGATGATCCACCTGCTCAAGTTAATGATGGAAGCACTGAAGGATCTAATGATAATCAAGATAATATAGAACAACCAGAGACTAAAAATCAATGGTGGGATTTCAGGGATCTTTTTCCCAATGAAGGAGAAATCATTGGTGATGAGGACAATGTTGGTGGAGACACTCTAAAATCTATTGAGTCTATCAAAGGATCTTTTAATACTGCTGAAAGTATTATTAAGGCAATGGGTGGAGATGATTCAAAACCTAGACAGATGGGTCGCTCTGCAGCAAAGAGAAAAATGCAGACTGAAACCAAAACTACATTTGATATGGGTTTTGGTGAAGTTGATCTTTCAAAACCAGTTGGATCGGAGGGTAAGGTTGGTGATAAAGTAGTTGATCCAGAAACTTTAGAATACATTAGACAAGAGAAGTACATTGGTAAGTATGGAACTCTTCCACCATCAATGTTGCAATCAATGAGTAAGAGTAAAGATGTAGCACGAAGAGTCTCTCAAGCACCAGAAGAACCTGGTGTAACTGTTGTTCCAATGCCTGTTTCTGCTGGTGGTGGAGCACCATCTCAAGCAGCACCTGTTTCTGGTGGACCAATTGGTGGTGTTGAAATGTATGCGACTAGTAATGATGATAACATGTACACTCTTGGTGCTATGTCTAACTTCAATGTGGTAGGAGTCTGATGGCGAAAATAAAAACATCACTACTTAAAAATAGCGACAGCATTGAAGGGATACAAAGTTCCATCAATTCTTTTGGTGCTAGTCTCCGTGCTGCTAACAGCACTTCATCAACTATCATTCGTAATTTAAATGACAGCAATAAATTAAAAAAAGATGCTATACTTAGAAGGCGTCAACTATTTGGAAAGAGAAGAGAAGCAGTTAGAAGAAGAGAGCAAGAAGATCTGATTGAAGCAGGTAGAGTTCCAGGAATTCTTAGAAGAACTTCTAAAGTAATTGGGAGTAGCACTAAAGGATTCCTTGGAAGGATTATGGACTTCCTTGGAACTATCCTAGTAGGATGGATGGTTACTAATCTTCCAGTCATCATAGATGCTGTTCAAGACTTAATTGGAAGAATACAGCAAGCTGCAGGTGTTCTAAAGAATTGGTTCGAAGGAATACAAAATTTCTTTGTTGGATTTACTTCTAATCTTGGTGATATTGCCACAAGATTAATGAGTTTCGACTTCTTTGCCCAAAAGGGTATAGTCGATAAAGAACAAGGTAAAGTCACAAATGGAGTTCGAAGATTCGAACAAGATTTTAGAAGGATGATCCAGGACTTTAAATCTTTTAATCTTATTGATTATCTTGGTGATGGTATAAAACAATTGCTAGGAATTAAGACTGAGAAGAAGAAAGACCAACCTGGTTCTGGTTCTGGAAATCAAGGTCGTCAATTTGATGGTAATGTTCCAACTGGAGGCACACTTAATCAAGAAGAAATTGCTAGAGCAGCTAGAGCAGCAGGTTTTCCAGAAGATAAGATTGCTACAATGACTGCTATTGCTATGGCGGAATCGTCAGGTGATAGTGCTGCTTTAAACAATAATCCAAACACTGGCGATCTGTCTTATGGTTTATGGCAGATTAATATGTTAGGGGACATGGGTCCCGAAAGAAGAAAATTATTTGGTATTGAATCTAATGAAGAATTACTTGACCCTCTTACAAATGCTAGGGCAGCATATAAAATCTATGAACTCCAAGGATATGGTGCTTGGTCTGTTTATAAGTCTGGTAAGTATAGGGATTACATGGTTACCGCCAAAAAAGCAGCGGCTAGTGCTCTAGAAACACCAACACCTGAACCAGAAATAACTCAGGTTGACCAGAGCACTAGGTATAGAGTTAATGATGATGTTAGCAACATTCTTGGTGAAAACGCGATTATAACATCAACCATGGGAATGCAGGAGAGTTTTAGAAACGCTCCCCATAAAGGCATTGATATTGCTTGTGCATCAGGATTATACATTTCCTTGACGGCAGATGCTGTCGTGGATGGATCTACTTATGATAAAGGATATGGATATGTAGTTGATTTACATGTTCCTTCTCGCGGCGTACACCTTAGATTTGCACACAATAGTAAGATTCTTATTGGAAAGGCAGGAGAAACTGTTCCAGCAGGAACTTCATTTGCAATCACTGGTAATACTGGAAGGTCTACTGGACCACATATTCACTTAGAAGCAAATAGTAAAGCATGGACATCAGGAACACCTGATATGATTCCAGCTCCCTATGTTTCATTGATTCGTCTGTCTAGAGCGCAGATAGATGGTAGAGTTAATGATGTTCCCACTATCAATGGAAAAGGTGGACCTTCTCTTAATCTTGAAGGAAGAGGAAATAGAACACAAATTGCACAAGGTGTAACACCGGAAAAGAAAGGTCAGGTTATTACAATTCCAATTCCTACTGGTGGTGATTCTGCACCAACTCCTCCACAGAGGTCAAAAGGTGGTGCAGATTTAAGTATCCCTACAGGAACTACGTTAAATAGTTTCATCACAAAAGCACTTCTTAGAGAGTTAGAGTACGTATAATGCCCTCTTCCGATCCTTCGATTTACGAAGAAATACTTATTGAATCTAATGATGGGTCAACTAGTGTTGACCTAAGACTTGGTGTTCAATCAATTGATTATTATGAAGATATTTTCTCACCAACAATAACCTTGAAGATGGTAATTACCAACACTGGTAATACCGTTAATGGAAAAGGCATATACCAGGGATTACCTCTGAGAGGTGGTGAAAGAGTATCTATTAGGATTAAAGATAAACTAGATTTCTCAGACAGAAATCAATACTTTTATGTCTCTAGTATTACCAATGTAATCAGTAACAATCAATCAGAATCATTTGTTCTAAATCTCTGTTCAAGAGAAGCAATTACTAATGAGACTGCTAGAGTTCCTGTAAAGTTTCCAACATCTTCACCAATCTCTGTTTCTGCTGAAAAGATTATCAAGGACTACTTGAGAACTCCAAAGACCGTAGAAGTAGATAAGACAATGAACAAGTATGGGTTCATTGGTAATATGAGGAAACCATTCACTGTGCTAACCTGGTTAGCATCCAAAGGTGTTCCAGAAGTTGAAGGAAGTGGAACTGCTGGTTACTGTTTTTATGAAACTCAAAGTGGATATAAGTTTAAGTCTTTAGATAAACTTATCTCTCAAGAAAAGAAAGTAACATATAATGCTACTGATGTTGTAAATCCCAACAAAACAGCACAAAATTATCAGATTATTAATTATGTGACAAATAGGAATCAGAATATGCTTGAAAAGCTTCGTCTTGGTGCATATTCTAGTTTCAGAGCATACTTCAATCCACTGAGCTTTGCTTTCACTGGTCCAGATAAAGGAAAGTTTAGGATAAGTGATTATATTGATAACTCAAGAAATCTTGGTGGTAAGATACAACTTCCAAAGTTTGCTGATGATCCTGATAAATCTATTGGCGATGTTCCTACCAGAATGATGACTGGTATTGTTGATTTGGGAACAGTTGAGGTTGGAGTATCAACTGAAAAGAATGCAGATGGTCTTGAATTTCAATCCCAATCTCTGATGAGATATAATACATTATTCACACAAACTCTTACTGTTACTGTTGCTTGTAATACTGATTTAGAAGCAGGTAATGTTATTGAGTGTTTATTCCCTGCTACGACAACTAAAAAAGAAAAAGAGTATGACCAGGAGCAAAGTGGTCTATATATGATTAAAGAGCTATGTCATCATTTTGACGCTCAAGGATCATATACTTCTGCAAAATTAGTCAGAGATACTTTCGGTCAGTTTAGTCCAAACAACAAAGAAAAATAATGTTAGAGGAGTCATTTCTAAAAACTAATTTTATGGGGCGGGATGGGTTCCGCTGGTGGGTGGGACAAATTCCCCCTGAAGGTGAAGACTATGACCTTCAGCAGAATGGTGGTGGATGGGGCAATCGTATCAAGGTTCGTATTCTTGGTTATCATCCATACAGTGTTGTAGAACTTCCTAATAAGGACTTACCTTGGGCAACCATCTTGATGGGAACCACTGATGGTTCTGGTGCTCAGAATAGGGCAACATCAGTTTCTATTGCTCCTGGTGATACTGTATTTGGATTCTTCCTTGATGGTGATAATGG